TTGCAAAAAATTAACAATAAGATTATTATAAATAATCCTAACTCTTATGAAGATATAAAAGACTATGCTAGAGAAATTGTTTGGTACGGAAGAAAAGGTAATTCATTAAGACAAGATCTGATTGTAAAACTTGACACACAAAGTTTTGACTGATATAATTATATAAATAAGACGGGGATGGGTAAAATGATTAATGTATTATTTTTAATACCAACATTTATTATGGGGTATGTAGCATGTTATATTGCTATGACATATAGGGTTGATAAATGACATACCTTATACCGTCAATTATACTGATTGCTTTTGGCATCTGGGTTTTTAGACTGTAATGTGGTCGTGGATCCTTGCCGTCATAGGTGTAGCAGGCATTTACTTTGTAGGTCGTAAAACCATCTGGGGATGGCTTATCCTTTGCGCTAATGAAGTATTATGGATTACCTATGCACTAATAACTAAGCAATATGGTTTTATATTTTCAGCGATAGCGTATGCTATTGTATACATTAGGTCATTTATGCATTGGAGAAGAGATGTCTGACTGGACAGAAGAACTAACCGAAGAACAAAAGAATAACATTATGGATCTTATTGTTACTACAGTTAAAGAGATTAGAACTCAAATGGATCAAGATATTTTGTTTACCCAGCAAATTTGGGAGCGAAAGGGATTCTTGAAGAGCCGTAGAACTCGTAAAGCTTTTGAGGCTTGTCGTTCTATTGTGCAGGGTAATAATGAAGTGTTTGACGAACGCCAGTAGCTTAGTTGGTTAAAGCCCCGAACTCATAATTCGGTAATCCTCGGTTCAAGTCCGAGCTGGCGTACCAGAAAGGAAACAATGAGTAGACAATGTGAAACATGTACTAAGTGCTGTGACGGCACTTTGTCATCAGACATATATGGACACAAAATGTATCCTGGAAAACCTTGTCATTTTTTACAGATAGGAGTTGGTTGCACCATATATGATGAAAGACCAGCTGATCCATGCAAAGGATACTTATGTGGATGGATGAAAGATTTAGATATACCAGACTTCATGAAACCTGAAATTGCAAATTGCATTTTAGATTATAGGTCTGATGATGGTTTTGAGTATTTGCATTTGAGTCCATGCGAAATACCTTATACTGCAAAAACATTATCTTGGTGTCTAAATTACGCTAGATCAAAAAATATAAATTTTTCATGGTATCTTGAAGGTGAATTATATTTTACTGGCAATCAAGATTTTATTGATGCAATGAATAAAAAACTAAAGCCCTTATAGCTCAGAGGACAGAGCAGACGGTTTCTACCCGTAAGGTCGCAGGTTCAACTCCTGCTAAGGGCACTTAATTGTATTTTCCACCACGGCGTTTGTACTCTTGTACAACCCAGCCATTAGCATATGCAGATGGATAAACCTTAAACTTTTTCTTTGCTGCTGCAATCACTCTTGCATATAGCTCTTTGTCTGCTGGTTTACCTTTTCTGCTGCCAATTACATTTCCAAAATTTTCTTTCTTTGATAAATCAAAAACCTCTGTTAATGTTTCTGCTCCTGGAATAAACTTACCAAAGTCCATAAAAAGATCAGATGCTTCTTTGTTTCTGTTTACAATTGCTCTTGACCATGAGAAGCCAGCGTCTCCACCCCATGCATCCCACATGATACGACCATTAGATGGATTAGATGTATTGTAGAAGTCTTTACCTTTTTTATCTACTTCATGCCGTGAAAAAAATGAATACATTCTTTTAACTGTATCAAGAGACATTGCAGAACCGCTAACTATATCGCTTGCTCTTCCCCAACCCACAGGAGTCCCAGCGCCAGTTGCCTTGCCATCTTCTTTCCACTTTAATGCTCGTCTGGCAGCAGACTTCATGCCAGCGTTCGGGGTATATGTATCAGCCATAATATCTATTATACTACAGATTGTGGTACAATTATTGTAAAGGGGTGCATTTTGGCTAAAATTGTTTTCTTAGGTAACTTTGGTGTGGACTATAGTAGTGAGAATCATCACGTAAAGTCTCTGGAATCCCTTGGACATACCGTCGTTAAAATGCAGGAACGTGAGGCAAGAAGCCAGCGAATCCTTGTGGAGTGTTTAGAGAGCGATCTATTCATCTGGGTTCACACACACGGCTGGAATACTCCAGGAAATATTGGTATGGAAGATGTTCTAATTAAGCTAAAAGAAGCAAACATTCCAACAATGACCTACCATCTTGATTTATGGTTTGGGATTGAACGTCAGAAGGATCTGGAAGAGGATCCATTTTATAAAAACATCGGACATTTCTTTGCCACAGATAAACTAATGACTGATTGGTTTAACGAAAACACAGAAGTAAAAGGCCATTTTTTGCCTGCTGGGGTATACGATAAAGAATGTTATATTCATTCAGCGTATGATAATACCTTTGACTATGATGTTATATTTGTTGGAAGTAAGGGTTATCACCCAGAGTATCCCTATCGCCCACAATTAATAAACCACTTAAGATCAGTATATGGTAAGCGCTTCCTTCACGTTGGTGGAGATGGAGATACAGGTACAATTCGTGGGGATGCACTAAACAAGATTTATGCTCGCAGCAAGATAGCCATTGGTGATAGTCTTAACATTGGGTTTAACTATCCTTATTACACTAGTGATAGGTTGTTTGAGAGTACTGGTCGTGGTGGTTTTACTATATACCCTCGCATTACAGGGCTTGAAGAATACTTTGAAGATGGTAATGACATTGTATTTTATGAACATGGTAATCTGGAAGATCTAAAAAACAAGATAGATCATTATCTTATTGCTAATCTTGAAAGAGAACAAATTAGATTAAATGGTCACGAAAGAACTAAGAAAGATCATACATACATCCATAGATGGGAATCCATTATGAGTGAGTTAAAAATAAAATGAACTGTATAGTTACAGGTGGTGCTGGATTTATTGGGTCAAACCTTGTTGATAAGTTAATTAGTCTTGGCCATGATGTTATTTGTATTGATAATGAGTCTGCAGAATGTCATGAGCAATTCTATTGGAATGATCAAGCACAAAATTATAAGTATGACATTTGTGACTATGATCTAATTGCTCCACTCTTTAAGGATATTGACTGCGTATTTCACGTTGCATCTGATGCAAGAATACAGCCAGCAATACTAAATCCTAAAAAATCTATTCAGTCAAACGCAGTAGGAACAGCCAATGTTCTTGAACTTTGTAGGGTCAACAATATAGGTAGGCTAATCTATTCTAGTACATCCTCTGCCTATGGCAAGAAGGCAATACTTCCAAACATAGAAACACAGCCATCTGACCCACTAACACCATACTCTGCTGCTAAAGTTTTTGGTGAAAACCTTGCAAGAGTTTATTATAATCTTTATGGTCTTAAGACTATATCGCTTAGATACTTCAATGTTTATGGCGATAGGCAGCCATTAAAAGGACAGTATGCTCCAGTAATAGGACTATTCTTAAAACAATATCATGAGTTAAAGCCACTAACAGTAGTTGGAGATGGATCTCAACGAAGAGATTTTACACACATATCTGATGTAGTTCAAGCAAACATCCTTGCATCTGAAGCAAGTCATGGCTTTGGTGAGGTATATAACATTGGTTATGGAAGTAACTACTCTATAATTGATATTGCTAATATGATTTCAAATGATATTAAGTTTATCCCGTCAAGAATTGGGGAAGTGCAAAAAACTCTTGCATCAAATCAAAAGTTTAAAGATTTAACTGGATGGGTGCCAAAGGTATCGCTAATGGAATGGCTAAAAAAATGACAGAAATGGTTAAAGCAGTTTTAAACGGAGAGTTTGAAATGATACTGCCTAAACACCGTGCAGATAGACCAGACTGGTATAAGCCACATGGCTGGGAAAAACCAAGACTAAAGCATATGTCTGAGAACATTAGTACTGGAGATGTTGTTTACTACGTTGGTGCTGAAGAAGGAGAGTTTCCAGCGCTGTGTCAAATGTGGGGAGCAGAGGTGGTGTTGTTTGAGCCAAATCCTAAAGTTTGGTCGCACTTTCCTGCAACATGGACTGCAAACAACCTAGAACTTCCTATGGTATGTATTCCTGGGTTTGCTTCTGATAAAATAAATGATCTTGCAAGAATTTATTATAATGAATGGCCACCAGAGGTTAACGATGTTATTGAAGCAGCACATGGGTTTAAAGAGTTGTATTTAGAAGGAGATACCTATGGACAAATAACTATAGATTCTTGTGTATATGATCATGGAATTAAACTACCTACCGCGATTTCATTAGACGTAGAAGGTAGTGAGTGGAGGGTTCTAGGAGGTGCTGAGAAGGTCCTTAGAGAACACAAACCAAAGATCTGGCTATCTGGACACCCTGAGTTTATGTTACAGCAATGGGATGAATCTTTATATAATCTTAGACAGTGGATCAAGGGATTAGGATATAAAGAAACAATACTTGACTATCAGCATGAGGTGCATCTTTATTATGAATCATGCTAAAACTTTTTGGGATAACGCTGCTAAAGATCCAGATGTAAGGTATAAATATATTGCAGATGAGTGGGCAACTACTGAAACATTTTTGGATCTTATAAAAAATAATAATGACGAATGGGACAATGTTTTAGAAATTGGTTGCGGAATAGGCAGACTGCTAGTTCCTTTTGCAGATATGCACAAAGACTGTAACTTCTATGGGATAGACATATCTGATGAAATGATAAACCTTGCACCTAAAAGAGATAACATAAAGTATCAAGAACTTGCAGACAACCTTGACCTTGTATACTCAATGCTAGTGTTTCAGCATATTGAACATCAAGAAAAAATTAATTATATAAAACTTGCTTATGAAAAATTAAAATTTGGTGGTAATTTATTCTTTCAGTTTGTTGTTGGCGAAGAGAATTCACCATACTCCTATCAAACATCAAGGTTTGAAGTTGAAAGAATATTAAGTGATGCAGGATTTAAAAACTTAATATTTACAAATCATATGCATTCTGAATGGATGTTTGTTAGGGCTACAAAATGACTAATGCATATATATATTCTATTGATCCACTTGATGCTGCAGATGGCAAGTGGGATTATGGACTACTTAAAGAAACATTTGAAAGAAATAATGTTGATCAGGTAGTTGTAAAAGAAATACCAAAAGCAGATCGTGCGTTTGTTGTTATTCCTGGACATGGAAATGCTGGTAAAGAAAAAGAAATATCAAACCAATTAAAAAACCTAGATAGAGTTGTTTTGTTTATAACTGGTGATGAAAGCGCTCAATTTAATGTAGATAAAATTAGTCACTCTAATATTTCTATTTGGGTTCAATATCCACATCAAAAACATGAACAATATAATAAATTTTTTATTGGTCCGCCTCAGCACTTAAAGTCTAACTTGCCTGATTATCCTGTTAAAGAATATGACATTTATTTTGGTGGACAAATAACCCATCAGCGTAGACAACAGTTAGCAGAGGTTATGCCAGACCTTCCCAATGCCCTCTATAAGCCTACAAAAGGCTTTGCACAGGGAGACCAGCCTAAAGAGTACTACCGCACCCTCTCAAAGGCTAAAATCGCTCCTTGCCCTGCTGGGGCTATGGTTATAGATACCTTTAGGTTCTTTGAGGCAATTGAAATGCTTGCCCTACCTATTGGGGATCTTGTTGATTCAAATGGTAAAATGATTGATTATTTTAACTATGTCCATCCCGAAGAAATGCCAATAAGTAAAATTGATGACTGGACTAAACTAAAAATATTACTTCCTAAACTACTTAATGATTATCCAAACAATATGCACCAAGTCGTGTGTTGGTGGATCAAATACAAAAGAGATTTTTCTATTAAAATTATGAGGCATATTTATGAATAAAAATGATATAACAATTGTGATACCTACATCGGTAATTCCAAGTCATCCAGACACCAGCGTGATAGGGGAAACAATTTCTACAGTAAGAACACATTTTCCCAACAATGAAATTATTTTACAGATAGATGGGTTACGTGAAGAGCGTTTATCTCGTAAAGCAGATTACGATGAATATAAAAATAGAGTTCTTTGGAAATGCATGCATGAATGGAAAAATGTTTTACCAATAATTTTTGATGAACATTATCACCAAACCACAATGATGAAAAAAACAATTGATATTATTAACACTGCAGCAATGCTTTATGTTGAAGGAGATGCTCCCCTAACTACCGACTGTGAAATTGATTGGCAAAAATGTCTAGACATGCTTGAGTATAATAAGGCTAACACTATTCGTTTTCATTTTGAAGCATCTATTCCCCATGAGCATAATTATTTAATGTTTGGCCTTGAAGATGGCTTTATGAAAACTACACAGTGGAGTCAACGCCCTCATCTAAGTACCGTCAAATATTATCGTGAAGTTGTGCTTCCATTTTCTGAAGAAAAAACTTTTATTGAAGATAGGTTTCATGGTAAAGTTCAAGATGATAGTTGGGAAGACCATAAGCTTTGGATATACCATCCAGAAGGAAATATCAAGCGATCTTATCATTTAGATGGAAGGCAGGGAACACAAAAGTTTACAGTTGATGATGAAGCGTGGGGATATAAAGAATGAGATTAGGAATCATTGCAAGATCAGATAACACTGGTCTTGGCAATCAAACAAAAAATCTTGTAGATATGCTTGTCCCCAATAAAATACTTTTAATTGATTCAACCCCCTTCAATGAAAATAAACAGCACCCTGAATGGTATTCTGGATATAACTGCATAACAACAAAAAATGGTTTTGCAAGAAGAGAAGAGATAGTTCAGTTTCTTGATGGAATAGATGTTGTATTAACTTGCGAATCTTTTTATAGCGAATTATTTTTAAGCCTTGCACAAAAAAGAAACATAAAAACTATTTTGCAATACAACTATGAGTTCTTAGACTTGGTTATAAATCCAGAGCAAAGAGTTCCAGATGTTTTAATCTCTCCAAGTGCATGGAAAATTGATCATGTCAAAGAGGTACTGGGAGATAGAACACAAGTTATCCAGCTTCCACCACCTATTGACCCAATATTATTCTCAAGCCAAAGAGAAATTAATATGTCTAAAGATCACAAAAGAATCCTTCATATTGCTGGAAAGTTTGCTTCAAAAGATAGAAACGGTACAAGTACTGTAATTGACATGCTTCAGTATTCAAAAGAAGATTATGAATTGGTGATTAAGAGCCAAACCCCAATTGAAACAGAATGCCAAGATCCTAGACTAACTATTGATACATCTAGTCCTGATAACAGTGCAGACCTTTATAGTGGTTTTGATGCTATGGTTCTTCCAAGAAGATATGCTGGACTTTGTTTACCTATGAATGAGTCTCTTATGAGTGGATTGCCAGTGTTTATGACTGATATATCCCCGAATAATTCAGTTTTGCCTAGCGAATGGTTAGTTGAATCAGAAAAAATTGATAAACTTTTGACAAGAATGACTCTTGATGTTTATGGAGCTAATCCTAAACGACTTGCAAAAATGATTGATAAGTATGTTAAATTAAAAAATAAAAAAGAGTCAAAGCAAAAAGCACTTGACATAGCATTAAACAGGTTTGACGTAAATAGACTTAGAGAGCAATACCTAAGTGTTATTAATAATGTAGTTAGATGAAAAATTTCTCTTTAGTTTTTCTAATCCAACAAAAGTTGCTTTGTCATCATACATAAACTGAATACTTGTTTTTAGCAGCTTTATTTTATAGTCTGTGTACTTTAAAATGTAGTGGGATAGCCACAAATCATCAATTATGTGATATTCTTTTGGACAATCAAAGAACTTATCGTCTAAAAATATCTTGGAAGAACAAATTAATCCACCAGTTCCAGCATAATTTCCTTCTTCTCCCTCAACAAGTCTTACCTTGTCCCAGTAATCCTCATCAAACTTGTGGGCATAGAATGATTTAACATGCACTGGGCTATATTGATCATAGCAATCTTGAATAAAAGATTTTGGCAACATTTGATCGTCATCAAAAAATATTATGCGCTCATATCCCTGTTCTGCTAATTCTTTTGCAAGATAAAACCTAGAAAACATTTTATATTCATTATAATAATTTTTTATATATGAGTTAAACCCAAGTTCTTGTCCGTATTTTGTAAAGTATCCGATTAGTTTGTTATCTTGATCATGAGAATTGTTTGATATGTAAAAATCAAAATCTTTATTTGTCTGTTCTTTTAACCTATTAAGTATTTTAGGCATGTTAGTTAATCTAATGTAAGTACACATTATTACTGCAGTCTTAGACTTTGGTTTGACTTCTTGGCTATATATGTATGTCATAATTTCAAAGAAAGAGAGGGATAGGACATGAAGACATATCCCCCTCTAAAGAATTACTTCTTCTTTGTTGCAGCCTTCTTAGCAGGAGCCTTCTTAGCAGGTCTCTTTACTACCTTAGCAGCTCTTAGAGCCTTGTCTACAGCCTTTGCGTCTGGTAGACGACCAAATGCTGCGTCATTTGGATTAACCGCTCTTAGGATAACTGGTACCAATGCACCAAGCAATGAGTATGCTAGTGTCTGTGGATCTGTTACTCCAGAAGCATACATTGCTGTCGCTGCTCCAAGAACTGATCTTCCGTATGAGGCAAGTGCCTTCTTAATTTGTTCGTTCATATATTTCCTCCTAGGATATAATTCGTGTTAGTATTGTGAAGCCAATCCATAAACCAATAATTCCTGCGACTCCCGCAAAAACTGGTGGTGCTGGCACTGGCAATTTGAATGCAGCAAACACAACTCCGCATCCAAAACCTGTTAGTGTTGATAAAAATATGTCTTTCATTTAGATTCCTCTTCTATTGGCAAAAGTGCTTTAAGCTTTTCATACTCTTCTGATATTTTTTTCATTGAATAGTAGTTAGGTGCTAATGCCATTGTGTCAGAATAATCTCTAAAGTAGTTAATTTCTGGAGCAGTCTCATCAATAAAATGTTTTAGTCCAGCTTGAACTTCTTCAATATACTCATACGCCCAATCTCTAGAATCAGAAATAAACTTAATAAAGTTTTCTTTATGAACGCTTTCATCTAAATTAATTTTTGAGTTCTCCAACTCATCAATTGTTTTACTAAGAACAGCTAGATCAAGGAATAGTCCTTGATATTGATTCCTAATCTTTGTAAATCTATAAAATAAAGTTAGATAAGCAACACTTAATGAGAATAAGCAACCTAAAATTACTATCATTGAAATACTCATTTGCTGATTGCCTCTCTTGTTACCAAAACAATTGCACCATTTTGCTCAAGTGCGTCTTTTACTCTTGTAACATATTGAACT